AAAATCTTGCTGAAGAAAAAGATGAGTATTTTATTATTGATCCTGATGATTGGGTAAAAACTGAAGATAAGGGTGAGATTATTGCAGTGATTCATAGTCACCCAAATTATCCTCCTTACCCTAGTGATGCTGATCTTGCCAGTTGTGAATATTTAGATTTACCTTTTTATATTGTTACTCCAGAAACACAGCAATGGCATTATTTTGAACCTTCTGGCTATAAGAAAGGGTTAATAGGAAGAGAATGGGTATGGGATATACAGGATTGCTGGAGTCTTATAACTGATTGGTATAAACAGAAGAAAAATATAGAGATAAAACATTGGCCTAGACCTAAAAGTCCTCAAGAATTTAGTAAATCTCCATTATTTGAATATGCTTTACCTAAGTTGGGTTTTATAGAAATAGATGATAATGTTGAAACACAAGTAGGTGATGTTTTTGTCATGGACACAGGATTTGGAACGTTAGATCATGCTGCTGTCTATATTGGAGACCAGACTATTTTTCATCATTGTGTGAAAAGACTTAGTTGTAGAGAAACTTATGACCAAAAGTATATAGAATGGACAAAGAAGAGGTATCGCTATGCTCAGTAAAATAAAAGTTTACGGAAGATTAGCTAAGTTCTTAGGAGAACGTACGTTTGATGCTGAAGTTAAAACACCTATTGATAGTTTTAAGTTTTTGTTAGCAAACTTTCCTCATTTAGAACGACACATGATGGAGCAAAGTTATTGTGTCAAAGTTGGTAATTATGAGATTGATGAGACAGAATTATTTAATCCAAAAGGTCAGGAAGAAATCAAAATAGTACCCGTTATTACAGGAGCAAGAGGTTTCTTTAAAGGTATTGGAAGAGTTTTGACGGGAGTAGGAATAGTAGCAGCAGTAGGACTTACTGGTGGTTTTGGTACATTTGCTGCTGGATCAGGATTTTTTGGTGGTGCTGGACTTGGATTCACAGCAACTTCAGCAGGATTAGGTGCTAGTTTGGCAGCAGCAGCAGGAAACTTCGGTATTTATTTGGCATTGTCAGGTGCAGCGCAAATGCTAACACCCGTACCAAAACCTCCTGGAGTTTCAGATGATCCGCAAACTCCAAACTTTTCATTTAATGGAGTGCAAAATACATCAAGAGCAGGAACAGCATTACCTATAATTTATGGAGAGATTTTTGCTGGATCATTGGTTGTATCAGCAGGAGTTGATACAGTACAGATAAAAGGTACGGCATAAATGTTCGCAAATCTCGTTGAATTAACACAGATTGTAATCTCTAAGCTGCCTAAAGAGGTCTTATCTAGTAAACAGTTCGCTACTATTGTTGATGTATTAAGCGAAGGAGAGATAGAAGGTTTCCCTTCAGCAGCAGCATTTACCAAAGGAACAACTAATTACAATACAGCAGCATTAAAAGATGTTTTTTTAGGAAAAACACCTGTATTAAGAGCTAGTGCTGATCCTACAAATACGCAAGAATCAGATTTTAATTTTCAAGATGTAGAATTTGAACCACGTTTCGGAACGTCAAATCAAACATTTATTCCTGGTATAGCAAATATTGAAAGTGAAACTAATGTTGGAGTAAAAGTTGTAAAGGATACTCCCGTTTCTAGGCA